TAATTCAAAAGGTGGTATTACATGTACATCTGTAGAAAACTCTGCAAATGCTGCACCTTCTGCTACATCCCAGTTACCTTCTAGCAGTTGTCTTCTTTGAACTGCAGGTAAGGATTGTAACATCCTTTCGTATTCACCATCTTCAGCAAGGTAAGGATTGTCCTGTAACAATGCTGGAATAAACTTTCTTGTTAAACCATCTTTGCCTTTAAATGTTTTATTAGGCTCAGATGCTTCTATGTATCTTTTTTTTACCCATTGTGCACCTACACCACCGGGGTTAGCTGTACATCTTAGATATGTTTCTAAGTTTGGATTAGTAGTTCTCAAACGAGAAGCTAAATAATTCCAACCAAACTCTGTAGGTAAATGAGTTATCTCATCAAAACCTATCCAGCTATACGCTTGTCCTTGATACCGATACACATCTGCATCTTTTTCCAAGAAGCCAAATTCTATTTTAGCTCCCGATGGAAAGCTCCAAAGCTTTTCTACTTCTCTAAACTTAGCACCTTTAAATGCTTTTGGATAGAGTTCACGAGACTTATCTATAAGTTCTCTTAGCTCTGGCATAGACCTTCTTAGTATCAAGGCTCTATGTTCTTTTATGTGGCAATATCGCAATGGGTCAATTAACATTGCAAAACTTTTACCACCACCTGCTGCTCCTCCGTAGAGTACATCTTTTTCTGCAGCAGCTAAAAAATCTGTTTGTGGTCCTTCATTAGGCATAAATGCCACATAAGAACCTGTAGTATCTAAATGTTCTTGTATAGAATCAGGTAATACTTTTGTTTCTGATTCTGTTAAAACATTTGAAGTAAGAGCTTTTTCTTCTTTCTGTACTTCTTTTTTAACTCTAGCTAAACTTCGTGTTAGCTTTTTGACCTTTTGATTTTTTTTATCTAATTTTCTTTTAGCCTGTAAAGCTAGTTTAACATTAGATAATTCGCTATTTTTAGGTCTACCTACTTTTTTCTTCGTAGGTTTACTTTCTTCTAGTATATAGTCTTTTTCAACATTTGTCAAGTCTTTTGTAACTTTTTTTTTCTTATCGACCATATATCTTATCTACATATTTCTTTAATCCCGGTCTTGACATTTGTCTTCCTGTTTCTGCTTCTAACCAATCTACACCAATACCTAAACTTATTTCACCATGAAATATAGCTTCTGATACTTCTTTTAATATAGTAAGTTCTTCAGGTATAGGTTTTAAATAACCTTCAAAGTTTTCATCTAACTCATAACCAAATGGTATAGTTGAAGATGTTCTTCTTATGTAATCATCAGGTATAAACATTAATTAACTCTTCTATACTTTCTAACTTTTCTAGCTGTCTTTTTTGATTGTCTTGAAAACTGTTTTCCTTTTCTAGTATCTTCTCGTTTCTTTCTTGTTGATGCAGCATATTCAGCCGGTGATAGTGCCTTAATCGCCTTCTCCGGGAGATACCTCTCACCCGTTTCCGAAGATTTCTTCCCACTCTTCGTTCTCCATTTTTGTTTAGTCCAAGCCCTAAGACTTCTTTGTGACTTTTTTAGTCTTGACATGTTTTTTCCTAATTGCTTCTTTGCCTCGTTTAGCTATTGCTGCTTGTTGAGTTTTACCAGCTACTTTTGCCCTTTGTTCCAAAACTGTAAGTATTTGAATTTTTCTAGCAAAAGGTTTTTTAATCCTTTTAACTTTTGCCACAGTTTGTCTAGCATCTGCTGGAGTTTTAAATTTAATTCTGATAGTGTCTTTTGGATTTTCATCTGTATATAGTCTCCTTCCTGTTCCTTTTGGTTTTTTCCCTGTTCCTACTTTAGGGTCTCGTTTTTTTCTAGGCATTATTTATAACCACCACCTTTAGCTTTGTATTGTTTAGCTAAGAGCTGGGCTTTCCGAGCTGACCATTGCCCGGGCTTACCTCCTTTAGAACCGGCTTTGATTCTCTCGAAAAGCCTCTTACGCATAGTTGGTTTAGTATAATTACCAGCTTTGTTTACAGTTGACTTTCTTTTAGTCGTTGTCTTTTTTCTTGGCATTATTTTTCTCCTTTTTAAAAATTAAATCCCAGTTTTTGTCAAACTCTTCACGAGTAACATTACCGGGTTTACCTTGGTTTCTTCTCATAGAGAGTCTACCTTTTTGTTTGTGTAAGGCTTTAAATGTTATGTTTCCTAAATGAGGCATATTACCATTTTACTTTATCAGCCCACCATGCTGCAGACATTTTACCTTTGGCAATATTCTTAGCATGTCTAGCTTTAAATGACTTTCTTTTAGCTTTCATACGAGCAGACTCACCTTTTTTAGGTTTACCGGCTGTACCTTTTACAGTTCCAACCTTTTTACCTTGTTGTCCAAATCTAATTGTTTTAATTTTGTCACCTTCTTTAGCAACAACAATATGTGATTTAGTTTTATGTCCGGGAGTACGCTTGGGTTTATTATAACCACTTACTCCTGCTCTTGCAAGTCTTGGGTCTTTCTTTTTAGCCATTAGTGTATGGTCTCCTTTTTCTCTGGCAAGTTGTGAGTTAATTCATAAAGTTCACCTATGATTGTCAAAGCATACATGTCGGCTATCTCTGTAGCCATGTCAAGTGTTTCTGCTTTAATATATGGTCCTATTAAAGGTTTATTATCTTTGACAACTTCAGTCAGAAATATCTTCATAGTCTGCTTCTTCTAAATCTAAGGGTTGTTTATCAGGCATTAAAAAAATACCACCACTTTGAACATTATGATTAACATCAACTCTATCCACTTTACTTACACCTACTCTGTCTAATAGAGTTGTAGCAGCAGCTAATTTATTATTTGCTTGTATTATAGGTCTTTTAGAATCCATAATCTCTACAAGTTTAAATGCTGCTTTAGGTGCAGAGTTAGCTAATACTTCTTGAGTTAGTTCAAGTATTTCAGACTTTAAAGTCTTTACAACATGATGATAGTGTGAAGAGTAACCAGCAAGTTTTGCAGCCTCTTTTGCATCTCCTTGTGTTTCTACAAGGTGATTTAAGAAAGACTGTTGTTTTTCTGTTAGTTCTCTTTTACGAGTATTGTTATCTATGCTCGGAAGTATAGCCATGTGTATTAGTATATACCTAAATATAACATTTGTCAAGTATTAAAAAATATTTTCTAAAAGCCTTGACAAAATGCAATATGAAGTATATAATAACATTGAGCCCTCCGGGGTCAAATAGTACCTATCAGGGGTGCTATTTCTACCTAAATAAACTATCAAATCTTAATAAAATTATAAAGTTATAGAGTCGGGTCGTTAACTAGCTTTTAGATAACTGGTTAATACCTAATTTCTGTAATTTTGTGTAACCATTACATATATATATAGGTATAGGGTATGGTCTCCTGCCCACTACTAGCAAACTCTATAGACTAGAAAGAGTTTAGCAGGGTTTTCTTTTTATACTGACATATTTTACTCCTGATATCAGAACTTTATAGTCTTTGAAGTTCAGACACACATTAGTAAATGCACACAAGTCGTTGTCTCTAAAACATATATATTTTTCTCATCTCCTAAAGTTAACATATAACATTGTATCAGACTTGAAAAGACACTACAAGGTCGTACAAGTCTCCACCTTTTCGTGTTTTTCGAAGTCTGCCTAGTTAACAAGAGCTAAAAAACTTTAAAGTGTTAGCTTTTTACAAAGAAACATGGTAACCTATGTTAACTTTAGGAGAAAAAACATGAAAAAAATATATATACATCTTGTTCTAGACAACGACATTGTTGAATGTGTGTCTTTACAAGATGCTTTATTTCTTGCCAGAATGTATATGGCAGAAGGTAGAACTATAAAGAGAGTTATCTCTAATAGTTCTGAAATTAAAAAAGATATTGAGTGTTCAATATCAATTATGAAAGGAGTAAAATATGTCTAAAACTACTGAAAACCCACAGCTTACTAAAGCTCTTGACTTTCTCTCTAATATTGGAGATAAAGAGTATGGTAACAAGAATGTATCTTGTTATGAGAAATCTTGTGCTGTCTTGATAGATATCTATAAAGATTCTATCAAGAATGCTATCAAGCCAAAGCATAAACAACTTAGTAATCGTAATGATTTTATGATGTTTAAAGACTATGGTATTTTTAAAAATCATATGTCTAATACATATGCTTTGGAAGCACAGATTTCTCTCAAGAGAGCTGTAGAACTTCAGATTCAAGCTCTAAAAGGTAAACCTAATAAGACATTTACTAACGAATTAGTAAATTCTTGTGAAAAGTTCTTATCTAATAGAGCTAAAGCTTGAACTGATAGTTCTTATAAACTCTTATACTTTAATTAGTATAAGAGTTTTTTTATGTTTGCAGGAGACCATACT